AGATATCTAATCCTTTTAGAATAAATATCTTCTGCTTTAAGTTAATGACATTGTGTATTTACAAGGGTTTTTCTTTTGCACAAAATAAAAAGAGGTTTGCGAAAACCTCTTTTTACTGGCTAAAACCCATTATTTTCCCATTATCTTGATTTTTCCCAAGAACGGACTCCATAATGTCAGCCGCTTCCTGGCTTTTTTTCTTAAAGAAATAAGCATATATATTGAGAGTGGTACTGGGATCTGCATGTCCCAGGACACCGGCTACAGACCGGGGATCCATGTTGCTGCTGATCAGGATGGATGCAGCGGTATGTCTCAGATCATGGAGTGTAACACTTTCCGGAAGCTTCTCATCTTCAGACTGTGCTACGTTTTCATTGAAGATCCGGATCAATCGTTTGAATTCATGGCGTGGGCTTCCAAGGTCCATTTGTTTTCCGTTTTCCTGAATAAAAACAAAATTCTTTTTAAATTCCTTCCCCCGATATCCCTGCCAGCGGTCGCCCAGGATCAGGCATTGCTTTTTTTGCTCTGTCAGGTACTGGGCAGCTACATCCATAACAAAGCGTGGAACGACCACGGTACGTGTGGATCCAGTTTTGGTTTCCTTCATGTAAGTCTCACCGTCTACGTGGGCAGAGGCCTTACAAACATTGACTGTGCATTTCTCAAAATCCAGATCATTCCAGGTAAGTGCCAGGTTTTCACCACGCCGGTCCCCGGTAAAAAGGAACAGTTGGAAACAGAAACGCCACTTCAAGGGAAGCTGCCAGCTCTGCGTATATTCCGGGACAGTGTAAGTTGTTCCATTCTTTAGTTTCCGGGTATGGGCTTTATGCTTTATGTCAATTGGATTGTCCAGAGCCCACAGGAACCATTTTGCCTGTTCAATGGTAAAATACTTCACAGAGTATTCTTTGACCGTTTTGCGGCGGTTTGAGCGCTTCCTGGCATAAATCAGAGGATTGATAGAAAGATAACCTTCTGACACAGCATAGGAGAGTACAGCGCTTAATACAGCCAGGTCCTTATGGATCGTTGTTTCAGACAAAGGTCCGGGGCGGTTATCCCTGCGGACTTTGGGATCACGGATCAGGCGGGCATATTCATTGGCTGTGTGGCCGTTGATCCGTGAAAGCTTTATAGATCCAAGGTAGGGGATCAGGCGCTGGTTAAGAATATTGCGATATGAGGCATAAGTAGTACGGGCCAGTTCCGGAGGCCGCATATCTTCCAGGAAAAGCCGGCTTATCTTTTCCAAAGTAAGCTTATCAGATTCCAGATTTTCACCGTTTTTCATGCGGTTTTCCAGGCTGTCAGCAAATTTACGTGCTTCACTGAGTGCTTTTTTCTCTGACCAGGTTTCTTTCGGTTTAAACATACGGCTAATGGTGATCTGCTTTCCTGTGCTGTCATAGCCGTCCGTGATCCGGATCTCATACCCGGTTCCTTTTTTTCTGATAGATGCCATATTATAACCTCCTTCAGGGTATAAAAAATACACCTCTTGCCGAGATGCTCCTGAAATGGTATAATCTGACTTGGAGTGTAGGTTATATCTTTCAGGTCATCTGACAAGAGAAAATCTATGTAAAGCCGTTCGGTGTTGGTAGCACCGGGCGGTTTTTTCTATGTTTTCAGGCCTTTATTATTTATAACAAAAAGAGCCCTGGAATATATGTCCAAGACTCTTTCAGCGACCGCCCAGCAGTCATTCGCTAATATCAACATTATAGCATATGAAAAAGTCTGGTCAAATATTTATGACTGGTGAAAAAGAAAAAAGATGCTATCAGTTGCCTGATAACACCTTCTTTAATTCACCGTAGCGTGAGTGCTCACGATTCAATCATATCCGTATTGTAAAGCAAAAAATATGATCTTGTCAAGGCGTATAAAAGTAAGTGTAAATCAGGTAATATCGTTTCCAAAAGTTGAATTTGCAAGTAATTCTTACAGGTTCTGTTTATTTCAATAGATCTGCAATGGTAATGGACAGATCTTTAATTTTTGAACTTATTCAGACATAAAATACTGACACCTGTTCCAATAATAATCCTGTTCCAGACGGAATAGGGAACACATTTTTGCTACAGATCCGCTTTCACGGTATTCTTTTAACGCTTCCAAATATTTAGGCCGATTAGCATCCTCAATGATCAATGGGGAAATATTATGGCGCAGACATTCCCTAAAGAGAATCATCCGGCCAGTGCGTCCATTTCCGTCCTGGAAGGGATGAATGCTTTCATAGCGGACATGAAATTCAGCTAGAATTTCAAGAGTGACTTCCTGGGAAGCATACCAGGAGATCAGCTTTTCCATTTCTTCTGGGACTTTACTTGGAAGTACCGTTTCATACATACCGACAATGTTCGGACGTTTCTTGTAGTCACCGATTGCATATCCGTTAGCGCGATCTTCAAAGACACCGCTTTTTAGTTCATAGTGGAACTGTTTGATCAGTTCCTGGCTGAGAGGTTGATCGATTGTTTCAAGCATCTTATTGAACATTAAGAAGTGCCCGTTCATTTCCTCTACATCTTTTGCCCGGTAATAATCATCTGATTTTGGAAGCGTGCCGGTATCAAAAAGGGAAGCAGTCTGTTCTTCCGTCAGCGTGCTGCCTTCAATCTTGTTGGAGTTATAAGCAAGTAATCGCTGGGTGAGGCCATAGACTCCAGAGCGGTCACGGCGCTTCCATTCTATATGAAAACGTTCCATAAGGAACTGAATAAATTCTGTTGTTGTCATGATAGCTCCTTTCTAGTTGATTTTAGTGTAACCATTTTCTTATTTCCAAATATTTCCAAACAAATATACACAAAGGATATAATAAACGAATGCGTCCAGTCTTTCCAGAACAGCAGAAAGGCGTGAGGCAATGGTTAAGAAATACATAAGATTCACAGATACCAAAGTATTTGCAATATACTTCCGTAAGGAACAGACTATATATTATAATCTAACCTTTAACCGAAAAATGAAACTCTACTATATTCTTTAACCCAGCTGGAAAGTGCTGGGCGCTCTAAGAAGACTTGCGCTTTTCGTCTGTATCAACAGCAGGAAAAACCTTTTCAAAGTCTTTCGTAGCTGCCGGAATTTCTCCAGACGGTGTTGAAACCGTATTTCCCTTGAAAGTAACCTTGTAAAAGAAGTCCTGGACTAGCTGGCGCTGCTCTGCGTCCAGCTTTAAATATTGCAGTACCAAATTGGTAGTGAAATCATCTAAGTCATATTCCTTCCGGAGCTGATCCAGGACGGAGCTTGGAGTTTCAATAAATGGATCTCCATTTCCAGTACGAAGCCATTCTTCGGACACATTAAAAGTCTTACATATATCCATAATGGTTCGATCTGAAGGGTTTCTTTTTCCGACTTCTATTAAAGATATAGAATTTCTTTTTAGATTTAATGCTTCTGCAAAATCTGCTTGACTTAAATTTTTCTGTTCACGTATCCATTTAATTCTACTATTCATGATTTATCACCTTCTTTCTAATCTCTTTAGCCATAATATAATACGATAATGCTAACTTGTCAACAACAAAAAGAAAAAAATAAAACATAAATGTTGACAACAATGCATAAAAGCGCTATATTGTGATTACAAGTTAGCAATGTGATGTTGACAGAAAGGAGAATACAGTATGAAAAACGAACAAGACCAGTTTACCAAGTTAACAGAGCTTCACAAGAACCTTGTAAAAGAAGTATTAGAGGCTCCCAAAGAAACGCAGCTCCTTGTCCAGGGCTTTATGGCTGGCCTGAATGTCAGTCAGACAGCCCGGAAGCCTGCGTAAGCACAAGAGCATAAGAAAGGGGTGAGAAGAGATGATCAAGGAAATCAGAAGCTCCAATATGGAGCGAGACAATAAGATTACAGTTGTCATCAACAGTAAAAATTCAGAGGATGCCTTGGAATTGTATAAAGCAATTACGACGGCAATTCAAAAAGAGAACCACCGTCGTAATCATGATATTAGCTTCAATGTTTTGTGCGTAGGAAAAAAATAATTATTTTAACTGTGACATATATTTTGCGAACTTCGCCTGTAAATTGCGGGTGGAAATAGAGGCTTTTTTGATATCTTCACGAGTTGTTTTGGGGCATGAAGGATCATTAGAACACTCTTTCATATATTTGAGCGCATTATCCAGAGCCTGCTTTAATGTAAAAATCTCATCAAAGGTAAAGAGCATATCTGGGCAGATATCAGAAGGAGAAAATTTTCTGACAGAGGTTTCAACATTATAGTTTTCAGGAACATCAACGGCTTCAACTTCCTCAAAATCAACTTCCTCGAAGTCATCGGCGATTGCGGAAAAGGATAAAGATACGGGCATATCTTCCTCTTCATCTCCGTCAAGTTCAAGGATATCAACGTATTCATAGTTATCTGAGGCAATTTCATGTAACTTAGTGATTAAATCAGAAACTTTGTAGGTAGCCATAAAAACCTCCCAGGTAAAAAATATTTCAGTAATTAATACTGATAAATTCAGTTTATCGCAAAAGGCATGTTTAGGCAAGAACATTATGAGCTAAAGAATAAGATGCGGATACATAAGAAAGGGGTGAGAAGAGATGCGAGAAAATGTAGATAAGACCATTGATAAACTTTGCGACTGGATTCAGGCAGAATTAGATCATACAAGTCCTTTTAATCCGTCTATGGTGCTGCCAGAGACAGTAAAAGCCCTGGCTGAGTTGATAACAGCCAGGACCATAGTGAAGCAGTAAGAAAGTAGGTGTTACGAGTGGTTAAAGTAGTAACAGAGAGCAAAATCGGCTTAAATTGGCTCGGAAAGATTATAACACACAAAGATGCCGGAAAAGGGATCGTTGTTGGTTATAGTTCTGTAAGCGGTGAGCCATTTGCATACTTCTATTCTGGAGAATTTGCATATAGGATCTGCTGCTTTGCACATGAGGGTGTTATTAGCGTGGCTGAATAAGTTCGGCTTCTTCAGTTTCCTTGATAAGAGATATCCAATGTACTGTTAGGCGGATCATGCGCTTTAAGTCAGATATATCTCTATCATCAAAGCGCTGTTCGTAGTGGGTTTGATCATTACCAAGCCAGGCAGCGCGGGAAGCAGCAATTTTTAATTGTGGATTATCAATATCTTCATTAATGCATTTTCCAAGAAATTTATTTTTGATCGCAGTTATTTTGTCAGGATCTTGGGTTAAAGAAATTAGATAATCTTTTATTAAAAATTCTAAGGCTTTTCTGTATCCGACTCCGGCAATCTGGTCTAAATTTGTTGCTTCTGCCGTAACAGCCTGATTGTAAATTTCAACGAATGTTGGGGAAACATTATCAATAATTTGACCCCAATCTACAGTTTGCGCGTGTTTAGGAGCTGCGGAGTCAAAGGCATAACCATCATTAGGCATTATATCAGGAACATGGCGAGAGATAAAACATTCTTTACAGGAAGGACAGTAATTTAACAAAAATACTTTATCAGGCATTCCACTATCATCAGAGACTTCAACTCCGTGTAAAACGACCGGAAGAAGGGAAACACCACATTGTGGGCATGTGGGTGAAAGTTCCACATCTTCAGAAAATGTGTCACCTGGTGGATAAGAAGATAAGTCAATAGATTGTTTCATAGAAAACTCCTTTGTATGTACTCAGCCCTGGCGGGGGCTTGTAAGTACAGTATAGGACGGGAAGATAAAAATGTAAACAGATAGAAAAAGGGGTGAGAAGAGATGAAGAAAAACGTAATAAGCTGCATTATTGCGCTGGCATGCTCCCGTACATTTGTATTTTTATCAGGTGGGAGCATGTCCAGGTATGAAGAGGCCAGTATATATTGTCTTGTCTATTTATGTGTGAGGCAGCTTTTGAATTAAAGAAAAAGGGGGAAAGAAAATGCTTACTGGAACAGATATCTTAAACATTGTATGTTTCATCATTGTGATGCTGATCTCAGTAGGAACAATCGCAGTAATCATAAAGATGAAAATCGAAGGAATATGGATTTTTCAGCTTATATGGGTGCTGCTTATGGATATCTTGGGAGTGATGTTGCTTATATCAAGAGTAGCGCTAATTGCAGCATTAATTTCAAAACTGCGGTAAAGGGGGTGAGAAGAGATGCTAACGGTACACAAAGATATTCGAGCTAGCGATAAAGAAGAAAAGAACCCACATTTCCTAGTCTGGAAAACATGGATTCTTATTTCATTAATAGTCAGTCAGATTTTAGCAGCGGTTCAGATCCGGCAATCGAATGCGGAGTTGTGGAAGGCTGTGATCCGCCTGGAAGACCATTTGAGTGATCATTTGGATAATGAGATTCAATACAATGAGGCAATGAGCCAGCTTCTTGAAGAGGAAAATCAACTTCTGGAGGAATGCAATCGGAAGCTGGAAGATCTTTTGAATTAAAGAAAAAGGGGTGAGTAAACTGAAAAAAATGGATAGGTTAACGGTAGCGATTATACTCAGCGTAATGTCTCTTTTGATAAATATCTGTTTTAACGGAAAAGACATATTAATGAATTTACGTTGGATATTAGAGTGCTGCTTATGAATCTCCTGGGAGCAATGCTGCTTATATCAAGGTTATCGTAAAGAAGCGCACGTAGTTGTGAAACAAAAAAACTGATAGAAGTGCTATTTCTACCAGCTTTTTGCCAAATTTGTTTACTCTATGTATTTTGCAGGTTTTCACCACAAATGATAGCACCAAATGTTTCTATGAAATACTTTGTTACTTTTGCAGTTCTGGCTCTGCAACATGCCTAATTGCTAACAAATTATATGGAGTACTTGACATAGTGAGAGCAGATAACGGACTACTCAAAACCGGTGGAAATATTACGCTATGTTAGTTGCTACATTTATCCAGTTTAATGTGCTTTGGAACCACAGTTGCGGCCACATATTAAGAGAGCAGGCATAGTCAAAAGTTTGGTCAAAAGACCACGCTCCTTTCAATGCCAAGAGGCATGTAAAAATATTATCATATTTTGAAAAATATTTCAATTTCATAGAAAAAAATAATTATAAGTCTGACTTGAAAAAGGGGGGATAGGAACATTGAAGATAATGGTAAATAACCTGGAAGCTGAGATGAAGCGGATAGGAGTTACCAGACAGAATATAGCGGAACTTCTGGGATTAACGTACAGGACGATCCATTCCAGGTTTAGTGGAGTGTCAGAGTGGCGTTATGCCGAATGTGTAAAGATAAGGAACACATATTTTCCAGGAATGGAACTGGAATATCTTTTTACAGCAGATTAGATTTGCCAAAAGAAAGGGGAAATAAACATGTCAATACCAAGAATGAGGACACTGAAAGAGTGTGAAGCATATTTTAAGGCCCAGGATCCTGACACGAAGGTTACATATTCGCGATTACGCCGCTGGGTAATGTCGGGAAAGGTCCCATGTCAGTATTCCGGAGCTACAAGACTGATCAACCTGGATGTACTCATTGGAATTTTAAATGAGACTACAACAGAGAAGCAGCCGGAAACAACGGTCATAACATTGAATCAAAGGAGAAGAGTATCAAATGGATGATGAAGATAGATTCTGGTGGAAATATTTCCACGCAGCAAAGGATGAAATGGAGTACTGGCGGTGTAGGTGTGCATTTAGCGAAGTGATCGCAGCAGTGTTCGCGCTGATCAGCTTCTGGCAGTACTGCCGCAGATGAATGGAACAGGACAAAGAGAAAGGGCAGTGGTCTGACACCCACCGCCCTAACTGATAAAAATGTTTGCTTAACTCAACTACAAACATTTTATATCAGTGGCCCAGAAAAGTCAAGAAATACCGGGAAAACAGCCCGGTATTATGACTTGATAAAGGGGATTAAACTTAGGAGCCACAGGTATGCATAGGTATAGACAGATAGAGGTGCGGTGTGGGGCAGCATTGGAAGTGATCAAATGCCACCCAAGGGGAATGAGAAAAGGAGTGGGGCGGGAGCCGGTACAGAAAAGTCCGGAAGAGATCCAGAAGGCGAACATGAAGCAGGCAGCTAAGAGGTTGGCACGTCTGATCAATGCCAATTTCAGACCTGGGGATGTCCATGTAACGCTGACCTACCGCAAGGAGAACCGGCCGGATCCGCAAGAAGCGCAGAAAAACCTGGAAGATTTCCGAAAAGCAATGAGGAAGAAGTACCGGAAAGCAGGGAAGGAGCTGCGGTGGATCGCTGTTACAGAATATAAAAGCAAGGCGATCCACCACCATATGATCATCAACAATATAAATGACGGAGTGTTCACTACTATGGACTACATCCGGGAACTATGGAAGGGCAGAGGATCCCCGAAGTTTGTGCAGCTTTATGATGATGCCGAATACACCCAGTTGGCCGATTATCTCATCAAAGAGACAGAAAAGACCTTCCGGGATCCAGATAGCCCGGTAAAACAGCGTTATTCCTGCAGTCGTAATCTGGTACAGCCCAAGGTGACCAGAAAGGACAGGAAGATAAAAGGGGACTGGGAGCAGGAACCGAAGCCTCGTGAGGGCTACTACATAGTAAAGGACAGCCTTTATAACGGCGTGGACAAGTTGGGCTATCCTTACCAGAGCTACATCATGGTCAAGTTGGATCCCAAAGAGGAAGACTGGCCATCAAATGAATTAAAACCCATAAGAAGGAGGCGAAAGCGTGTACATCGTAAGTGTTGAGCTCAAAGCAACGCAGAGCGGCTATAAAGCGGACATGAGCTTTACAGACAAGGAAGGCAGGCTTCATGAGAAGCATATTGAGAATAGAGAGCGTTATACAATGCAGGGCAATTATTTAGCTGCATTGATAGCGGTTCTGGAAACTCTCAAAAACCCCTGCATGTTGAATATTTACTCGCACTCCGACTATATCGCGGAGCCGATCCGTCAAGGGTGGCTGAACAGCTGGGCGGTCCATGAGTGGAGAAACGCAAAGGGAAAAACAGTGAGAAACGTGGAACAGTGGCAGCAGATCAAAAAGCTGCTGGCCAATCATTCCGTGAGATTTATAACCAGAGAAGAGAAGGAGGAAACACAAGATGTTTGATCGATTTGGAGAATTTGATTCCGTAGAGGAACTGAACGCAGCAGCAGAGGGCCAGAAGGAAGAGGGAGACATGGAGGCTTTAGAGGCTCTGGCAGTAGAAAACGGACTGGATCCGGAAGATGCAGAGGATTATATGAACGGAGATGTGGCACAGTTGGCGAATCCACGCCTGGCAGCCCTTGGAAAACTGAAAATAGAGGCAGAGCATATAAAGTGTGCGGAGATCATGGGGGACTGGCTGGACTATATCAAGGATCAGTGTATAGAAAATGAAGAGATGCAAAGAGCAGTCCGAAAGAAGGGAAAGAGTCTGGAAGGCTGTATAGCAGAGATATTAAAGTGGTCTTTTGCCCATCAGATCCCCGTTGACAGTCACATTACGTCCGTTGCAGGCGTAAAAGCCAACCGTGTTACCATTGGAATCCCTGGAATGGCGACTGTAAAGAAGATCATCAAAAAGTATTACCTTGGAAGGTAGGCGCTGGCTATGAAAAAGAAAGCAATAGAGGGGATACCATATCTTGGACTGACCCAGGTGATCCCCAACAAGGCTGTGAAGTATATAGGTGTAACTGCCGAACGTGACATTGCGGGTGAACCCCACCTTTTTGTTGAGGTGTACAAAAACAGGGCAGAGGCTGTAACGGTGCCTGTGGTGCGGATCGTGCTTACTAAAAAGGACTTTGGTACTTATTTTCCCGACCGGGAAGAATGGTCCGGGGTGAAGCTGGATGAAAGCAGCCTGTTGTGGGAAAAGTCGGATGGACAGAGGCGAAATTGGAGTGACTGGCAAAAGAAAGAAGAAAGAAATGTACTGCAAAACCCGGAAGATCTGGAACGCCTTAAAAAATTTTATAAAGCACCATATAACGTATGGAATGGACGGTGGTGGGAATATATCTGCAAACAGCAAAATCACATTACATTTGAGCGGTGGAACAGAGCAGAGGAAAGGAAACGTAAACGCCGCCAGGATGCTTTAAATGACCGGATCACTCATACACCGGAGCTTCCGGAAAAGAAGATCCTTAAAAGGGCGGATCTGCTGTACTTTGGAAATCAACAGTATTTGTACTACAAAAAGCATGGCAGCTGGGCCAAAATCGCCTGTAGCAGCTGTGGCTGTGTCACAGATGGACGGTGGAAAAGCGGTATATCCTATGAATCACAGCTTCAAAGGAGAATAGAAGAACCAGAACAGGGAAAGCGTGGAACCTGTCCGCTGTGTGGTGCAAAGGGCCTGTATAAATGCCAGGGAAAGACAAAAGAAGATCACATCCAGAAGACATATATGTTTCTGGGGCAGAAGTACCGGGAAAAGGGTGCGGTTATCCGATATATAGAAGTGAAAAAGACCTATAAGCTTTCTGAAGAATGTGGACAGAATGGTACGGAAATGACCGGCGCTGCAGAGGTATTAAGCGGAGTGGAGATTGCCAGGACATACTTTGAACCAGGGAAAGAACCGCAGACAGATTTTCATAAACATGATCCTTATAGAGAGAAAGATTTTTGGGATGACTGCAACTTAGGCGGTAACTATAACATCCGTATAAAAGACGGCCATGTAATGTGGGAGACCTTTAAGGCATTACAAGGGACCATGTTTCAATACAGTGCCCTGGAAGAGTATTGCAGGCAGTTTAGCAAGGCAAAACCGATAGATTATCTGAAAAGATACACAGAGACCCCGCAGCTTGAAATGCTGGTAAAGCTGGGACTGACAAAAATTGTGGATCAGCTTGTATGGGGTGGATTTGGCATTGTAAATGACATAGATGCAAAACGTCCGGATGAGTTTCTGGGTATCCGGAAAGAACGGGTAAAACAGCTGATCAAAGCCAAGGGAGATACCACTCTTTTAAATATCATGCAGATGGAAAAGCGCATAGGTGCGGCCTGGACGGATATACAGATCATCCACATGGCAGAGGCTGGACTGAATCACAGGGGAGAACTGGGAACCATGCTGCAGTATATGAGTATACAGCAGATACTTAACCGTATATCAAAATATGCGGGCTGTGAGTATGATACGGGTTGTCGCTCATCAACAGAGCAGCTTAAGAGGACAGCGATCACTTATATGGATTATCTGGGTATGAGACATACGCTGGGCTATGACCTCACAAATACGGTCTATCAGCAGCCCAGGTCCCTGGAAGATGCCCACGCATTTGTGACAAGGGAAAGAGACAAGAAGCAGAAGGAACTGCGTATACAGGAAGTTATGACAAAATTCCCGCAGATACATAAATGCTACAGAAAGCTCCGGAGCAAATATTTGTATGAGGATGATGAGTACCTGATCCGGCCTGCAAGGTCAGCAGCGGAGATTGTAGAAGAAGGACGGACACTGCACCACTGTGTAGGTGGTGACGGGTATCTAGGTAAGCACAACGAAGGAAAGAGCTATATCCTGATGCTCCGTTTTAAGCAGAAGCCGGAAATACCGTATATCACAGTAGAGATAGCAGGGAATAGCCCTAAGATATTGCAGTGGTATGGGGCAAATGATAAAAAACCAGATGAAAAACATATGCAGGGCTGGCTTGATAGTTATATTGACAGGCTGAAAGTGGGAATAGAAGAATTGAAAACAGCTATGTAGGAGATAGAAAGTGGAGTTAATAGAGTACAACAAAAGTTATAAAGAGTTTAAAGCTGAACTGGACAGCGACATGGCCGAACTCAATGACAATATGGGCCGGGTTGCCAATGGCTTTGTACGGGTAGGATACAGACTGAAAGTGGCAAGAGACACCAATGTTCTGAGAGACAGCGGCTATACCAGTGTAACAGCTTTTGCGGCGGCAGAATATAAGCTGGAAAAATCCCAGGTATCACGATTTATTGCCATAAATGACCGGTTTTCGGAAGGCGGTTATTCCCTAAAGCTTCGTGAGCAATACCAGGACTTTGGCTATGCAAAGCTGACACTGATGTTAAGCATTCCAGATGAGCTGAATGAGGTTCTGACACCGGATCTGAGCAAAGCAGAGGTACAGGCGATCAAGGCAGAGATAGACGAAGAAAAGAAGACCTCAGACATTGAGTTATATCTGGAACAGCAAGAGTCACCGCAGGAACAAGAAGAAACGCTGTTAGGAAGAGCAATAAAGATCTTCCTGCATGATGCCCCGGAACTGTATGGAGAGATCCACCATATTATCCACGCAGACCATACAGCAAAGGATCTGGCAGAGGCTTTTGCTCCGGCTGGTACAAAGGTAGATTTTGCCAGGATTCCAGGGGTTGGCCGTCTGGCTGTATCTTTTAAGGGAGCGGACAGAGATATTGAAATAGTCAATGTCAGATCCGGGGAAAAGGAAATTGCAGACTGGACAAGCCTGGAGGATATTCTGGCCAGATTAATGCCGGATGATGATGTAAATATTTCCTGGGGAAAGGTATACGGAGAAGCGTATCCGGCAAAAGAGAAAGTTGCACCGGTGCAACCGAACTGGGGAAAGGTAAATATGCCGGATATGCCTGTAAAAGAGAAGCCCACAGGAGAGAAAAGCAAAGTTACCAGAGCCATTACAGAGAGACCCAGACCACCAAGGAAAGAGGAATCTGTTCCGGAAAAGCCGCTGCTCCATAATATCGAGCCTACCATACCGGTGCCGGATCCCGTACCAGAGCCAGAAAACCAGAAAGAACCAGTCAGAGAACCGGAAACAGAAGAGCAGATCACAGGGCAGGACAGCATAGAAAATCATGAGGAATGGATGCCAATGCCGGTGGAAGATACAGAGAAGAGCCAGGAAGAGCGCCAGTTAAACGAAAAGAATGAGATCTTGAACATGCTGTATGAAGTACTGCAGCTGGTAAAGAACGATGATAAACAGGCAGCTTTGATCCGGGCAGAGGAAGTGACAAGACTGATAGGAGTGTGGGACTGTGAAAAGCATCATACAGACTGAGAAGATATGCTATTTCTGCGGGGCAGTCAGTAATCTTGAATCCCATCACATCTTTTTTGGGGAGAAAAACCGGAAATGGTCTGAAAAGTACGGTCTGAAAGTGTGGCTGTGCCATTATGACCATCGGGATAACCTTAATGGAGTACACGGGCTGGCAGCCCAGAAGCGGAAACACCTGGAAATGATTGGGCAGGAAGCCTTTGAGAAGAAATACGGACATAAAAAATTCATGGACGTGTTTGGAAGAAATTATTTGGATGGAGAGGAGCCACAGGCAGAGGCGGTAATGGATAAAGAGCCGCCGATCCGCTGGCTTGAATAGAGGAATACAGCAATGGATAACAGAAAACAGATAATGATAGGTGACTACAGGGTACAGCAGGCCTCAAACCGGCATGTGTCTATTGTACATATGCCGGAAAAACACCTGGTATTCCATGCGGAAGTAGATCACTGGTGCAGTGAAAGTGAATTAAGAGATTTTTGGACATATTTTGAAGAGCTAAGAGGAAGCACGGGGGCAGAGGCTTATGGAAAATCGGAAAGATAGGCTTGGATATAAAGAAAACACCAGAAAGAGAAAGATAGCTGAACTGATGGATATGGAAAAGCATCCATCACCTATGAGTGAAAGCTTCCGGCGTCCGGCTTATGACGGTACTGTCCTTTGTTCGGATCCAGCCAGAAGGACCAGAAACGCCACAAGAGCGGTATCCACCCTGAAAAGGGATGATACATAGATAAAACCTAGTGGTCAGGATCATATGTCACGATATACACTCTGACCGATAATTTTACCTGGGCCGGGAGCCTATCACAGTCCTCCTTTTCCCGGCCCAAAAGGAGGGACCACAGAGCAGCACAAAAAAGCCCGCAAACATGAGTAATTACTAATAACAGCGGGAATTTGGAAAGGGGAAAAATGAACAAAAAAGTACAGAAAATAGAGCCGGAAGAAGGATACAAAGGTTTTCTTGCTATCCGCTGTGAAAAGTGCGGGATGCTGAATGCGTATTGCGGAAGAAGAAAGTCAGATCATTACAGGTGCAGATGTGGAGCAATCACTCCACTGCATGATCTGGTAAAGGTATATGTTTATTGCGAATGCAGGCGCAGTGCTGTATACAGGACCAATGTAACAGATCCAGTATTTGATATAAACTGTATCTACTGTGGCGCACCAGTAACAATGCAGTGGAAGAAGAAACACCGGTGCTATCAGACGATATCACATGTAAGCTGAAAGGAGAAAATGCAGATGAAAATGGCAATTATAGGCGGAGTTGGAGCAATCTGTGTAATGGTAATGTGTATATTTGGGATTCAGTCCAGCGGAAACAAGGCGATCACATACGAACAGGCCATTGAGGTTGCAGCATCAGATATCCGTGTACAAGAGAAGCGCCGTCAGGGTCTGCTGCCAAACCTGGTGGATACCGTAAAGCAGTATGACAAGCATGAGGCGGAGGTGCTTCAGGCAATCGTAGACGGACGCAGCAAGACAGCTGATATTGAAAATGTCACTACATCAATCGCGGCGGTGGCAGAGGCTTACCCCGACCTGAAAAGTAATGAAAATTATAAACAGCTGATGACAGAACTGGCAACTACAGAAAACCTGATCGCCCAGTATAGAAGCAATTACAACACACAGGTTGGCAAATATAAGAGTTATGTGAAAGGCTTCCCTGCGCGGTATTTCCTTGCATGGACTGGGTACACACCAATAGAGTATGAGCTGCTTGACTATGATGCGCCAGAGGATGCACCTGCAAATTTGTTTGGAGAGTAAGCATGGAGATAACAAAGCGGGAAGTTATTGCAAGCATCACGATCATAGCAGTTATGATGATCCTGGGATTTGTGATAGCTGGGAAGATAGATGCATATCAGATCAGGAAAAACTCGGAGTATTACAAGGCCATTCAGATCACAGAGCCGGATCAATTCCGTTATTGCATGGACACATCTGTAGGAAATGCATTTGTTTATGGGAAGCTGGAGGCTGTTGATCCAGTAACCTTTCCTGAACTTGGCGGCGCATATCTGCAGGTGGAAAGAATAGAAGAGCATTACACCATGCACACACGGACTGTTACGACAACGGACAGCCAGGGAAATACGCATACCCGTACAGAAATTTATTGGACATGGGACCAGGTGGATAGTGAAGAGGTACATAGTCAGAGGATAAAATTCCTTGATGTGGAAATGGATTATCAAAAAATCGAAATACCATCAGGAGATTACATAGACACTATAAAAGAGTCTTCAGACATTCGGTTTAAATATTATGGAACCCCGACAGAGTGCCATGGAACGGCATATACAGATTTGCGAAATGGAACTATGGCAGATCAATCGGAATTTTATGCAGAAAAGGATATTGAAGAAACGCTAAAATTTAAAACTTTCTCCAAGATATGGCTGTTCTGGCTGATATGGTGTGTTTTAACTGGTGGAATGGTATGGGGATTTTATTATTTGGACAATAGATGGCTGAATTAAGATTTGAATAGGAGAGTAAACAATGAGATTGATTGACGCGGATAAGATGATAGAACGTCTTGAAAAAGTAAAAAATGAAAATGTTAGTTTAGCTGATGTTGCAAATATAATTGGAATCCAATGTGTGATTGATGCACAGCCGACCGTCTACGATGTGGATGAGGTTGTGGCACAGTTAGAAAAGAAGATACAGACGCATGAGTATTGTATTGAATACGAAAAGAAAAACGGAACGCCAGCAGAAGAATTTCAGCATAGAATGGCTGTTGAAGTATTGAAGGATGCAATCGAGATTGTGCGAAGAGGCGGTGTAGAGTAACAAGAGAAAATAATAAAGACGCAATATTAAGATTTGGAGATGAGAACGGAATGAAAATTGATAAATCAAAGTTGAAAATTGGACTCTGGTACGAGGACGAGGATGGTAATGCAACGCAAATTTCGGATGACATGTGCATTGATGGATTTCCAGAAGAAGCAAGAACATATCACGCTTGCTTTCCATTACAGATAACAGACCATGTAAGAATCATACATGGCGAACGTAAAAAGGCAGCTTGCAAGCATAAAAGAAAGTATTGGAAAAAGGATGTAGATTTGATCAAAGGGTACAAAGGGCATACATGTACAGCGTGCGGATGCAGCCAAGTAAGAAAATGGTGGCAGCCGTGGGGCAGGAAATGGGACTATGGCTTATCCACCACGCCGTTGATTGATTTCAATACCAGCATTGGAGGCGGAAACCAGGAGGTAATTATGGCAATGGTGAATAGCGGGGACTATACCCTAGCAGAAGCACTCGTCGTTTTTGCATCTGCATGTGAGCGATGTATGAATGTGCTTGCATACAAATATTTGGATGGATCAGATGGATACGCCGAGCATTCTGAAGAGTGGGAAAAATGCAATACAAAATGTGACTTCTGCGTTGTCGAATAATTACCAAAACTGAAAATTAAGATTGGGAGGCGGTGACGTGAATGCTGAAGAAAGATAAAAGTGGAGATTATGTCTGCGAAAAGGATGAGACTTATGTATGCCCGGTCGGGGAGACTCACTGCACATGTTGTGGGTGTCCGTTGGGAGATGCGATAGATAGTAGGCATCCAAAAGACAATTGTTAAGGTTTGGAGGCTAAAGATGGTAAAAATCCAGAAATGCAAGAAATTTGGGGTTTGCAACGACTGTGGGGTTATCCACTCGGACGAAACACCAGTGTGGGAAATCAGAACATCTATAACGGGACATGGTTGGAATACGATGATGCTGTGTCGCGATTGCATGTTGTCATTGCATACTGCTATGGCAATAGCAGCAACGCAGCATAATTAAGATCTTAGGAGGATGCCATGGATCAGAAATGGAAAGATATTATGAATTGCTTGTTGGGAGTTGTTCTTTATCATGGGAGACTTCCAGAAGAAGCATCTTGGTGTGAGCAATACAATTGCGAAGTAAGAAGTATGGTTAAAGACATTAAAGCATATCATCAGTCAAATACAGAGGCTGGACTAGAAGTAAGCAATGAAGCTATGGCTCATTTCTTGGTATATGTAGAACATGAGCATATAGGTAATACACATTTCGTGAAATCGTGTGCTGTTGATGAAGTACGGTTACTTTTGATTGCAGCAGGAATCAATAAAGAATTAAATGATGTGGAGTAGCTAAGTTTTAAGATCTAGGAGGCGCAGAATGAAGAACATAGACATTATAAGAAGTGCAAGCGAAGAGGATTTGATAGAAATACTCAATGAAAAGGCTTTTGACTGTGATGAAAGGTGCCCGGATTTTGGATGTGGATGTATGGAAAAGTGTGAGCATGATTGTGGTCGGGATTTTATAAGAGACTGGCTCAATGCAGAAAATTAAGATTGGTGGTGATTTGAACATGAAAAAAGTGTGCCTCAATACGGAAAGAATGCTTGACGAGGCGGATCCACAAGATGATGATTATAATCTTTGGAAAAAAGTTTACGAGCTTATGAATGGGGAAGATGCTTTTGTTTATGAAAGCCCAATAGAAAAAGGCAAATGGGTCTTCTGTGGTCTGGTCGATGGGAAAAAGAATAAGGATCTGTTTTACTTGATCGAACAGGATAGCATGATTGGAAGATATATCGGAGACTGGGAAGAGTTTGAAGCAGATTGGGAAAGCGGAGCTTACGAACCAGATGGATGTATTTATTTGGATTTGAGAGATATTAACGAAAATTAAGATTTGGAGGAAATCATGAAAAGATTAACATTGGAAATTGATTTATCGGAAAACGAGATTTTTGACGAGGAAGTAACCAAAGCTATCAGAGCAAAGGTCAGGGAAGCTGTTAGAAATGCCCGCAACGAAGATATTGACAATGAGGTGCAGCAAGAAGTAGAGAGATTGTTTGATGGCGGATCATGGGATTACAGAGGAAAGCTTAAAAATATTGTAAAAAGTGCTGTGTATTCTGCTATTGAGCAGTCCGTGAAGGATTTAGATATTAAAGAAATCATCGAAACATCAGTTACTGAGAAGATGGACGATTATATGTCTTACTATAAGGTAAAAGAGCGGTGCGAAGAAGCCTTAAATGCTAAGGTGCAGGGAGCGGTCGAAAAGAAAATAAAAGAACTTCTAAACTGAAAGTTAAGATTTTCGGAACTATCAGGGGAGGAAAGATTTATGAAAAATACTATGGGTAGTATGATGCCTGTATGGCAATTGCCAGTTAGAGAAAGAGTTTTAGTGGGTAAGCCAAACTGGGTACATCCTCTTGCAAAGTTTCATTGTTTTGTAGGAGGAAAATCACTTTGCGGTAATTATGAACAGGATACCGATTTTTTTGAAACAGATATTGAAAGTGGAGAAATAGCACAATTCCCTGCCTACGGATGTAAAAAATGTTATGAGAAATGGAAAAATACTACATGTGGTAGTCAGTAAAATAAGAATTTGGAGGGAGAAATAATAGTGGCAAAATTATCAAAAAAGGATATGGAAGAACTAAGAGAGTTTTGTTCGTTGGGGTGCGAATTCAGCGGAACAGCAGAAACTGTCCGAGAAATAGCGGATGAAGTTCTGCAAGAAAATGGTTGTCATAGCTGCCAATGCGATGATGCGACCGTTATAGATTTAGACGAAGATGTTGTTTGTACAGTTGAAGATTTTGCCCGGGAATTTTGGGAAAAGGCAGTTGAAAAAATATTAAATGTTGTGGAAACACAAGGAAGGTAAATTAAGATTTGGAGGGACAGAAAGTGAAGACTGAAGGAATTTTTTTAATACCGGTGCAGGTAGGAGGTTTTATTTGGGACAAGTATGATCCAAACACTCCAAAGGTAGTTATAGGGTATCGTATTGGCAGAATGATGGGAGAGGATGAAGAAGATTACGAAGAAGATTTTCCGAGTCTTGAATGGTATATTCAGTACGGTAATGGAGGAGCGGAGTACTCTGTACCAATATCGGAAATTGGGGTAAGCATTTTCTTAAGTCAGAAAGAAGCAATAGCAGCCACGCAATACAATAAGAATTTAGGTTGGAGAAAGTATGAAAGATATTCCGTATGAATTTGACAGACCATTATTAAGAGCTGAAAAGGGAGATATTGTAGAAATATCTGTTACACATTTTATCGAAGGTATAGTTAGGGATAAAGACATTAAAAAGTACGGGCATATTCCTAATGGCATATATTGCGCTACAATCGTAGAACCTTATAAATTAAAATGCGAAGAATATCCTGAACTAAGTGGCTGTTACAATTACTGGCGAGGCGATAAAAGAGGCTGCTCTGATGGTATTTATGCCAATGAAATTGGCAAGAGCAAGAAAATATTAAATAACTAAACTGAAAGTTAAGATTTGGAGGATACTATGAAAAAATGGGAAGAGAAAAAAGACCCCACAGGTGCAGTAGTTCATACACTTGTGTTCGGACATCATGGGGATGAACCAAAAGTCATAGTGGCGTTGTTCAGAGATTCAGAGGGAGATTGGTTTACAACATCGAATGTACTCGATACATACTGGGACCTGCTGACCGGCAAGGAAATGTGTGAGCATGATGCCAAAATGATGGTAGAGGAAATGGTGTACGATCATTTTGCGGATGAAAAGAGGTATTATGAGGAAATTTGCGAAGAGCTTGATATGGAAAACTGAAATTTAGGAGAGGAGCAGAAGAAACCTGAAATGATGTCATGTTATTTTGATAATGGGACAGGCTGGTGTGATGGGCAGAGGAAGGGCAGAGGCGGCTTGTATAGGATCTGTTGGGGATGCCCAAAACTTGCCAGCAAGAAAAAAGAGAAGAGAGTCCGGGAAGCCCCGGAAAAAGTTGGTTTATTGGAAGAATGGGATCAGATTGTAGGGCGCCTCAAACGAAGTGGCTTCAATTTATCCAAAATATGTATCACATTGAAAGAATGATCAAAAGAAACGGCAGCTCACCCGCCAAGATGTCGCTGCCGTTTCCGGTTTTCCTGAGTCCATTATAACCCGACTCAGGTACAGAATGCAAGGAGGATTATAATGAAAAACGAGATTATCAACAACGTGCTTGTAACCATGTCCTGTTATATCACTGATGCAGATGTATTAAAAATGCTTGAAGATGTGCTTTCAAATGAACTGGTGAAAGTAAGGATAGAAAAAGTGACCACACTTCCGGCTGAGTGGAAAAATGATGCAGAGAAGAGAAATGCATACCTGATCCAGTTGTTTATGATCAAGAAAAGAGGTCTTAGCAAGGAAACAATGGAAGGGTATCTGCGGTCTGTGAAAAGATTCATGCTTATGGTCGGTAAACCATTGGACCAGGTAGATACTCTTGATATTGAGTGGTATCTGGCTACATATGAGAAACGGCCGGGGCAGAAGAAGAAACAGATAGAAAACTCCACATACAACAATGAACGGAGATACTTATCAGCCTTTTATACCTGGATGCGTAAAGCAAAACTGATCAGTGAAAATCCTGTAGAGGCTATAGAAGCGAAAAAAGTAGTCAGAAAGCCTATTGATTACTTTTCACGGGAAGAGATCATAAAACTGCGTGATGCATGTGTGAATGCCCGTGAAAGAGCACTTATTGAGGTATTCCGGTCAACAGGTGCCAGAGTAGGAGAAATTGCCCAGATCCAGTTGGAACAGGTGAATTTCCTCACAGGTGACATCCTGATCTGTGGAGAAAAGAGCGGCAGATACAGGAACCTGTACCTGGATGAGGAAGCAAGACATTATTATCTGCTTTATAAAGAGACAAGAAAAGACAATAGCCCGTATCTGTTTACTCAGAGCCGAAAACCCTATGGACAACTGACAAAGTGTGCTTACAGGACTGCTTTAAAGACCATAGGACGCAGAGCAGGACTGACCATAAGGGTTTACCCGCATAAGATGCGCAAAACCCTTGGTATGGATCTAAAAAACAAGGGAGTGGATCTTGGGGTGATCCAGGAAGTTTTAGGACATGCCAGCCCGGCAGTCACAAGTTTATATTATGCCCAGTCTACAACCAAGACATTGAGAGATATCCGGGAAAGGCTGGCAGCATAGGGAGGTATTATGTGAGGACCAGGAAGAAAAAATTCAGCGATTACGGAATGACACCGGAAGAGGGAAAGAAAGTAAAAGAATACTGCCGGTATTTAGACAGCAGCAGGCAAAGGCTGCTTTTAGAGACAGCTATGGAAGCTGCTCCGGGGATAGGGCTGTCTATTTATAAAAGCCTGACTATGGGTGTAGGTTATTATCAATTGCTCCGGACAGAGTGCGATCTTCCGGCCAGCAGTGATGATTTTTATGCGTATAAGCGAAAAACCATAGCGGAATTTTACAAAAAACTGGTTGAAATGGGAGATGTGCGGTTACTTTAGACCGGAAAAACCGATAAAATGATAAAAGAAGGGCAGGTGAGATCCATGGCTGGAAGGCCTCCAAAATATAAAAGCAAAGAGGAACTGGAAGCACGTATTGAAAAATACTTTAAGGATTGCAAAGGAGAGGTACTTAGGGATGAGAATGGTAGTCCAGTCCTGGATAAATACGGTATGCCCATAGTGGTAGACAGCAGACCGCCAACGATCACAGGACTGGCCCTTGCACTGGGGTTCGCCAGCCGCCAGGCACTGCTTAATTACCAGGCTAAAAAACAATTTAATGACACGATAACGCGCGCGAAGGCAAGGGTAGAACAATATGCCGAAGAAAGGCTGTTTGACAGGGACGGATCACATGGAGCGCAGTTCAGTTTAAGGAACAACTTCAAAGGCTGGAAAGAGACAGAAGGTGAGAATGAAGATGCTCTTAAAAAGCTGGATGATGTACTGAAAGAGATTAAAGGAGCCGTGTAATGCCGTTCAGCAAGAAACAGACAGAATATTTTGAAAATGCAATATGCAGGTGGAACTTTAAGACCGGAGCCACACGTTCCGGAAAGACATACATGGATTACTTTGTTATTCCCAAGCGGATCAGGGCCAGGATAGGAAGGCCTGGCCTGACTGTTATCCTGGGAGTTACAAAGTCAACCATAGAACGAAATATACTGGAGCCTATGCGTAATATCTGGGGGACGGCGCTGGTAGGTGAGATCAACAGTCAGAATATCTGTTATCTTTTCGGGGAAAGAGTATACTGCCTGGGTGCGGAGAAGGTCAGTCAGGTATCAAAGATCCGTGGTGCCTCTATCAAGTATGTCTACGGCGATGAGGTGGCGGATTGGAATGCAGAGGTATTTGAACTGTTAAAATCCCGTCTGGACAAGGCCTATAGTTGTTTTGATGGGGCATTGAACCCACAGGGACCAAACCACTGGCTGAAAGCATTCATTGAAAGCAAAGACTTTGATGTGTACAACCAGCATTATACGATCTTCGACAACCCATTTCTTCCAAAATCCTTTGTGGATAACCTGTGTAAAGAATATGCCGGGTCCGTGTACTACCGGCGCTATATCCTGGGAGAGTGGGCACTGGCAGAGGGACTTGTATATCCTATGTTCAGCCGGGAAAAGCATGTAGTCAGCGGGCTGGTGGAATACAAAAGAGGTCATATGTACTTTGTATCCATTGACTACGGTACTGTAAACCCGTTTGCTGTAGGTATATTTGATTTTGACGGCAGAAAATCCACCATGATAAAAGAAGTCCACTATTCCGGAAGAGAAAGCGGGGTCAGGAAGGATAATGAAGAATACTATAAGATGATGGATGATGCAATCGGAAGTCTTCCGGTAGAATCCATTACAGTGGATCCTTCAGCGGCCGGATTTATTGAAACGATCAAAAAGTATGCAAAGTATATCGTAAAGGGCGCAGATAATGATGTTCTTAACGGGATACAGGAGGTCACAAAGTATCTGAACTATGAGTTACTGCAGATCCATGACAGTTGTGTAGAGACCATAAAAGAGTTTGAGGCCTATGCTTGGGATGATAAAACCGGAGGTGATACTGTGATAAAAGAAAACGATCACCATATGGATAGCATTCGCTATTACATATATGGAGTAGCACGCATGTATAACAGATGGGTGGTGTGATATGGGATTAATAACATGGATAAAGGCGGTGTGGAATAAAGTGTTTAGGTCAGAGATTGTAAAAAGGTTTGAAACAGAAGTACAGTTGTCGTCAGAAATGGAAGGCTGGATTGATATATTTTACAGGATCACCAGTGGGCATCCGATATGGGAAAGTAAAGAAGATGATATAGAAAGCATCAACTTTGCCGGTTTTGTTGACGATGTGACGGCGGGACTTGTAACCCTGGACCTGGGAGTGCAGCTTCCGGAAACGCCAAGAGGACAGTATTTGCAGAAACAGGCGGATTATGTGTTGCAGGTTATTGCAGATAAGGTATCAGAAGGGCTTGGAAACTGTGGCATTATGTTTAAGCCTAATGGTACAACTATTGACTATGTGGAACCGGGGAATTTTGCTCCTACGGATTCAGACAGCAACGGAAATGTATTAGGCTGCGTGTTCCAGTCCCGGATCAGCAGAGGCCAGTGGATCTATACAAGGCTCGAATGGCATCGGTTTGAAGAGACAGCAGGGCAGAGACTGTACAGGATCACAAATTATGCTTATAAAGCAAAAAAAGTACCGGGCACAGACAACACCAGAGAAAAACTGGGAGATCCGTGTCCGCTGACAGAGGTAACAGAATGGGCAGGTATCGCGCCTGACATTTATCTGGAGAACATTGAGAGACCATTATTTGCTTATTTCAAGAACCCGGCACCAAACCGTTTTGACCGGAGCAGCCCATTAAGTGTACCGCTCTGGCATAATGCGATCAAAGAGCTGAGAGACCTTGATATAGCATGGAGCCGGAAAGGCACAGAGATGGAAGATAGTAAGCATGTATTGTTTATGCCATTTAGTGCTATCCGGTATGCAGAGACAACAGAAAGCAGAACGAAGGATAAGAGCAAAGATGACAAAATATCACTTCCAAGATTTGTAAAAGGTGTTGAGGTTGGTGTGGGCGTAAATAGTGACAATATGATCCATGAGCATGTTGCCACACTTCTGACAGACCAGCGTATCAAGGATATCAACTCTATACTGGCTATGATCTCTACAAAATGCGGGTTCAGCCAGGGGATGTTTGTGCTGGATGAGAAGACAGGAATGGTCACGGCTACCCAGGTGGAAGCAGATGACCAGGAAACGATCCGGACAGTCAAGAATCTACGGGATGCTCTGGAAAATACGATCAAAGACCTTCTGTATGCTTTGAATGTATTTGCGGATCTTTACACCGATACACCGGCAGAGGCATGGGACAGGCTGATGGGACAGACAACCTTCAACTTTGGGGATATTACATACTCATACAACGAGGACCGCGCAAACTGGTGGAACTATGTAGTCCAGAAGTACATGCCTGCATGGCTTTATTTTAAAAAGTTTGAAGGTATGGAAGAGGAAGAGGCCAAAGCTTATGTGGAACAGGCACAGCCAAAGGAAAAAGGACTGTTTGAGGAGGAATAAATGCTGGATCCTGAATATCTTGCAAGGGTATCAGAGGGGGCTGAGAACATAGCCTCCTCATTGCATGAATACATCATTACCCAGATCGTAGACCGCATGATGATCCGGATAGGCAGAGGCAGTGAATATCTGTTTACCTCATCTGACCGATGGCGTATCCAGATATTACAGGATGCCGGTTATCTGTATGCGGATATCATAAAAGAACTGGCAGCTTATACGAAGAAGCAGGAAAAGGAAGTAAAGGCAGCCATGAAAGAGGCGGGTATTGAAGCCTTGAAAAAAGATGATCTGATCTATGAAGCTGCGGGACTGTCAACCACTCCATTGGAGCAGTCACCAGTTCTGATCCGGCTTATGGAGCGGAATATGGATGCAACCATGGGGGAATGGAACAATTACACCAGGACAACAGCAGATGCCGCCCAGAGCCTTTTTATCAATGCCTGTGATAATGCTTATAATCAGGTTACGAGCGGGGCTGTAGCGTATACACAGGCTGTCAGAGAAGCCATAGAGAGTGTTGCTGCAGGCGGTGTTGAGGTAGAATATCCCTCAGGTCATAAAGAGACCATAGAAACGGCCACAGCAAGGGCAGTGAGGACGGGGGTATCCCAGGCAACTGCCCAAATCTCTGTGAAACGTATGGAAGAAATGGACTGGGATATAGTCCTTGTATCAGCCCATGTGGGAGCCAGAACCGGAGATGGAAAGGAAAATCCTGGCAATCATCACTGGTGGCAGGGAAAGTTTTATTCACGTACCGGTAAGGACAACAGGTTCCCGCAATTGTCAGTGACGGGCTATGGAACGGGTGTGGGTTTGTGCGGTTGGAACTGCCGCCATCATCTCGGGACCGGGGATGGGATTAATAACCCATATGCCGGGCTGGCAGAGGCAGATGATGAAAACGCCGGAAAACTGGAAAAACTGGAAAGACGTCAGCGCACCTTGGAACGGAGGATAAGGAAAACAAAACGGGTAGTCCTGGCATTGCAGCATGCCGTTGATCAGTGTAAAGACGAACCGGCAAAATTTGAACTACAGCTTGAATTAGATCGGAAGTCGTTTCTTCTCCAGAAACAGACGGAAGGGTACAACGATTTTTGTAAGCTGAATGATCTGCGTCCGTTAAATGAACGCCTGCAGATTGCACACTGGAACAGGGAACAGGCAGCGAAAGCGAGAGGCGCTGCTAAAAGATACCAGAACGCAAAAGGGGCTTAGCATGAAAAGTATAAGTGATAACGGAGGCAGAAATGGACATTGCAAAGATCATACAGGAGTTTCTTGCTATATGCGGCGGTATATCCATCATAGGAGGTGCCGTAACAGTCATTCACAGGTGGATCGCACCTGCGGTTAAGCTCAATGAACGGGTAGAGATCCTGGAGGACCATGACAGGAAAGATTTTGAAACGCTGAAACGCATATCTGAAAGGGATTCACTGATCCTGGAAGTGCTGCTGACCATGCTGGACAGCCAGATATCAGGAAACAACGTGGAGCAGTTAAAAAAAACGAAAGAGAAATTGACGGCTTATCTGGCCCAGAATCAGAAATAATCATAGAGTTCATAAAAAAGGTTCTGAAAAGCAGATAAAATGTGTTGTCAGCAAAAGAAAAAAAATATGCTAGACTGTTTTTGTGGGGAGTGGTTACCCCACGGGATAGATCATTTTTTTCATGGACCTCCTCCTTTCTTACATACGCCCTTAATAGAAACAGCCTGGTGCTGGAGGTTGAAAAGCGGATGCAATTTCCGGCGTATGTTTAGCGGCTGGCTTTCCCCTTTTTCTGGCCGTAAAACGTGTGAGAGCATAGCACGTAAACAATATTGCTAACCGGCAGAAGCCGGTTAAGGATCATTATCTCAGCAGGTCAGAGAGGCCGTCTCATAAACGGCAGGTCCCAGGTTCGAGCCCCGGATGATCCAGTTACCGTGCCAGAGGTTTATCTGGCTTAATCCATTACCGCTGACGGGCGGTTAATAAAAGCGTAGGAGGATATGAATGCAGAGTTATGAACAGATCTTTGAGGAACTGGGAATCGAAGTTCCGGAAGATAAGAAAGCAGATCTTAAAAAGAAAATGCTTGAAAACTACCGTACAGCCGCAGACTACAATAAGCAGGCTGAAAAACGGGATGAGTACAAAGATGCTCTGGACAATGTTCAGAAGGAGCTGGAAAAATTCAAAGATGTGGATGTAGACGACTTAAAAGGTCAGATCGCAACCCTTACAACTCAGCTTGATGATGAGAAGAAAGCCCGTGCTGCAGATGCCAGGAAGGTAGAAGTAGAAAAAACAGTTAATGAGTTTCTTGCTTCCACTGATGAGAAGGGTGGCAGGTTATATGAGTTCCTGAATGACATCACAGAGGATCATTATCGTACAGCCCTTATGGAAGAACTGGACAAAGATACCGCAAAAGGTAAATCCATTGAAGATATCTTTAAGACAATGATAACTGACAAAGAAGGCAATCAGAAAACCGGTATCTTTGTGGACAGAGAACAGACACAGGCACAGCAGAACAGGGCACGTTTTACCAAGCCTACAACGCAGCAGAAACCGGCTGGACATAAGTATTCCATGTCTGAGGTCATGAAGATGAAGAATGAGAACCCTGATCTGGATATCACACAGTATATGTAATTAAAGAACCGACGGAGCAAATGAGTTCCGCCGCTAACCTGAAGACCTTTAACAATTACAGGTAGAAAGGACTTTTTATGGCATTATTTGACTTAAAGAATTTTAATGGTGAAGTATTTGGCGCATACGTAGACACAGTGCCGAACCTTAACCGTAACGCACTTCTTAAATCTGGCGCACTTGTGGAGAAACCACAGTACGCATCTATGCTCCCGGATCAGACCGGTGGCAATTATATTACAATCCCGATCAAAGAAAGGATCAGCGGTACTCCGGAGAACTATGACGGTGCAACCAATATTACCGCAGATTCCAGAGACACATACACCCATGGCAGGATCGTTGTAGGCCGCGCACATGGCTGGACAGAAAAAGACTTTGCTTCTGACATTACAGGAGAGGACTTCATGCCTGCAGCCGAAGAGGTAGCAGAATACTGGGATGATATCGACCAGGCTACTTTACTGGCAACCCTGAAAGGTGTCTTTGCCATGACTGGCACTGAAAACAAGAAATTTGTTGATGCCCATACCTATGATATCACTGGAAACAAGGCTGATGCAGACAATAAATTCAACGAGACAACCCTTAACAATGCGATCCAGCAGGCTCTTGGTGATAATAAATCAAAGTTTGCCCTAGCTATCATGCATTCACAGGTAGCAACCAATCTGGAGAACCTGAAGCTTGTAGCCTATATGAAAGGCACAGATGCGGATGGTATTGAAAGAGAGCTTACCCTTGCAACCTTAAATGGCAGAACTGTCCTCATTGATGACAATATGCCTTCTAAAGAGGTAACTGTTCCAGAGTCTAATAGTGGTGCAGGAGATGGCTATACTTATACAGCATACACAACATATGTGCTGGGTGTAGGTGCTATCGAATATACCAATTGTGGTGCAAAAGTTCCGTATGAAATGGACAGAAATCCAAGTGCCAATGGTGGTGAAGATACTCTGTATTCCAGACAGAGAAAAGTGTTCTCCCCGTATGGCATCAGTTTCAAGAATACATCTATTGTATCCCCAACAGATGCTCAGCTTGAAAATGGTGCAAACTGGGAGCTGGCAAACAACAACTCTGCTACCACTAAGAAGTATTTCCCGCATAAGGCGATTGCAATCGCACAGATCGTAACCAGAGGCTAAGGAGGTTTCCGGCATGGCATATGCTGATTATACATTTTATACAAAAGAGTATTTCGGCAATGCTGTGCCGGAATCTGATTTTCCAAGATGTGCAGAACGGGCATCAGACTGGATTGATACGATCACATTTGACCATATCCAGTCGGAAGAACTGGCAGAGGAAGAGAAAGCCATGAAACGGATCAGGAAAGCGGTCTGCGCCATGGCTGAAATCCTTTATCAGATGGATCTTGCCCAGAGGCAGGCGATAAATATCGCAAGTTGCACCGGTGCAACCGGAAAAGGCGGGATCATAACATCCAGATCTGCCGGAAGTGAGTCAATCTCTTATGCCAGTCCCCAGCAAATGGGAACAGGAGCAAAGGAATGGAGCGCTGTCTATTCAGCCGCAGGAGATGCACAGAAAACAAAAGAACTTATGACTAGAACAGCACTGCCCTATCTAATGGGGATAAGAACCAAAGAAGGGATGCCGGTACTGTATGCAGGAGTGTGAGCAATATGAAAAAATTATTTATTTCCCAGCCCATGAGAGGCAAATCAGATGAGGAAATACTTGCAGTAAGAAAAAAAACAATTAAGAGTGCAGAAAAACAGATTGGTGAACCTGTGGAAGTCATTGATTCCTTCTTTCAGGCAGCACCAGTGAATGCAAAACCGCTGTGGTATCTGGGAGAATCTCTTAAGCTTCTGGCAGAAGCGGATATTGCATATTTTGCCAAAGGCTGGGATGAAGCCAGAGGGTGCAAGATCGAAAATACCTGTGCTATCGAATATGGTATTGAAACTATCATTGAAGATTACACGGAGGGCTAAAGATGGATATTGGAACATTAGGAAGTTGCGTAGCGATCGTGATGATTTGCTACATCGTAGGTATGGGATGTAAAGCCACAAAACACATCCCGGATGAGTGGATACCGGTGATCATGGCAGTTACAGGCGGGATCCTTGGCGCTGCTGGTATGGGCATTATCCCGGATTTTCCAGCTACGGACTACATCACAGCGGTTGCTGTGGGAATGTTCAATGGACTGGCAGCTACAGGAGTGAACCAGGTATATAAGCAGAACATAAATAAGTAATGGGTGGCCGCGGATCAGCAAGTGGTATGAGCGATAGTGGGAATCGTTATGGAACAGAGTATAAAACATTAGCCCAATTTGGAAATGTAAAAGTTGTGAAATACAATGGTGGTAATGCAAAATCTCCTATGGAAACAATGCAACCAGGAAGAATTTATGCAACTGTTGATAAAAAGAATGATATCAAATTTATTACATTTCATGATCCTGAAAATGAAAGAAATAAACAGGTTGATATTAAGGGTGTGCCACATGACGGATCGTTACCACATACACATTACGGCTATGAACATTATGAATATGGTACATATCCTGGAGTTTCTGCAAAGGATCAAAAAATCATTGATAAAATTTTGAAACAATGGGATAGACGCAGAAAAAAATTGAATTTGTAATTAGGATATGGTATGTTAAAAGTAACAAGGGCAATAGTTTAAGAATGAGAACGTTGCGGCGGAACGACGATTCCGAACAACCGTAGAGGTCCCGGTGGAAATCCGGGTGACTTGTTAAGCAAACATAGTTTAAGTCGGGGAGAATACTCAGGAATGAGAGATCCGCGTTCAAATCGTCGGTGTTTGTGTGTGAGATGTCATATCAGAAATGATGTGGTGTCTCTTTTTTTATTACCAGAAAGGAAATGAGCATGGCCGATGCAAAAGTAAACCGCGCAAACCGTAGACGGAGATAACCCATGTCAGACAAAACAACTAGCATAGCATATGAAAATCTGAACCGCCGAATGTTTGACGGCGTTGGTGAGTATGGCATTCCTCAGATTAAACCGGTACAGTTTCATGGGGCATGTGAATTTATTGGTTTCAACTATGCCGCAAATGCTACGAAACGGGAAGAAAAGGCAGTACACTTCTTCCTGGATGATTATCAATTCAATCGCCTGTGGCAAAACATAGATAGATATGTGGACATGCTTTGTCAGTTCAAATATATATTTACGCCGGATTTCTCCACATATACCGACTTTCCAAAAGCAATACAGATATACAACCACTATAGAAAACACTGGTGTGGTGCATATCTCCAGGAATTTGGTATCCAGGTTATTCCTACAATATCCTGGAGTACACCAGACAGCTACGCTTGGTGCTTTGACGGAGAACCGGAAGGCGGTACGGTTGCAGTGTCTTCGGTGGGCTGTATGAACAGCAAAGCCAAAAGAGAACTGTTCCTGTCGGGCTACAATGCCATGATAGAACGCCTGCAGCCAGACAGTATCATATTTTACGGAAAAGTACCGGATGAGTGCAGAGGCAGTATTATAAAAGTCAATGCATTTTCTGACCGGTTCCAGGAAGCAAAATGTAATGGGTGGTAAACAATGTATGAGAAAACAGTGACTATTTTTAATTTTCATGAAACAGCGTCAGGAACAGCTTGTTGGTATCCCCATGTTATCCCATATGTGGATCTTAACACAGACCGTGGGGCTATCATTAAGAAATACGGTCCAAACTGTACCGATAATGCAGAATTACATATTGCCTATGAATCGGATCAGATATACATAACCGATCAGTCAGACCGAAAACTTCCATGGATGCCACCAAAAGCCTGGAAGAACCAGGAAGAAGGGAAACAGGCTGAAAGCATTACCTTTGGTTTAAATGACTTTTTTATGCTGGGAGAATGGCCGGAGGATGTGATCAATGAAGACGATTATCCCAATGGCTTTTATCAGTATATGAACAGCCAGAAGGATTTTGTATTTAAGATAACCATGGTAGGCGGTCCCTATGTAGTTATTCCACATTTTGAGATCACAGGTAAATAAATGAGCGCAAAAATACAGCATTTTAAAACCTTTTCAATCGTCAATGGAGACGTACATGTAAAAGTAGCATATGACAGGTTTACGGATCAATACAGACGTGCTCAGTATGAGCTTGACGGTGATGTTATGAACAGCATGGTGCCTTTTATGCCTATGGTCACAGGATCGTTTATAAACGTCACCAGAGCCGCCAGCGCCGCCGTACAGGGCTCCGGGCAGGTATATGCAGCGTATGGTCCACAAGGTCGTTTCCTGTATGAAGGAAAAGGTATGGTAGACGAGCAGACAGGAAGCCCATGGGCAGCCAAGGGAAGAAAAAAAGTCCTGGTCAGCCAGTTTACTGGAAAGACACATGCAAAAAAATTTTTACAATATACCCACCAGGCCCATCCACAGGCACAGTCTCATTGGTTTGACACTGCAAAAGAAGCGGATGGGGACCAGTGGATCAGGAAAGTAAAGCAGATTGCGGGAGGCGGAAAACGTGGCGGATAAACCTATAGGAAAAGATGCTTCCGGCCAGACCATACTGGTGGAAGCAGTCAGAGAACTTTTAAACAGGTATCCAGGCTTGCAGGAAGGACAGAAGATCCGGTTTGAAGAGCTTGGAAAAGATGGAGGTATAGCTTTTTCTGCTGACAATGGCGCTCTGGTCATGAGCGAAAAAGAAGATATATGCGGTAACATGCATCAGGTATGCCAGTTCCCTTTTTATGTAGTTTATCGGACAGCAGCGCAGAGGGAGCGGCAAAAGCTGAATGTCCAGAGCTTCCTGGAGCATCTGGGGCAATGGATATGCGGTGAGCCTGTGAACATAAACGGCACCCAGACGCAGCTGAGGACGTTTCCACAACTTCCAGGAGGCCGGACCATAAAACGTATAATGAGAGAAAACTCCTACGGTTTAGAGCCTCAGGAGAACGGTGTACAAGACTGGTTACTGCCGGTTACAGTCCGGTATAAATATGACTGGGAACGCTGGTAACGGTGAAAACTGCTGACCCTAAAAGTTATGGGTAGAAAGGAACAAAAATATGATTGAGAGAAAATATCTGGCACATTATCTGGATGCGAATTTTGGAAACACGGAAGTAGCCTATGTAAGGCTTGGTAAAGACCTGGAAGAGTACAGTGAAGAACTCAATCCGGATGTAGATACCACTAAGAATATTTTAGGGGAACAGTCTGTAAAGCATTCCGGTTATGAAGTCCAGGGAGATGTGGATCCATTCTACTATTCCTATGATGATGCTCTTTCTGAAAAACTTATGGAGATTGCAAACACCCGCGCAACCGGTGAGAAGTGCAAGACCACTATGGTAGATGTATTGCTGAAACCAGGCGCAGATGAGGAAACAGCGCCTACGGTAGTATGGGCATACAGAGAAGATGTTTATGTAGTTCCTACCAGTGTAGGCGGTGATACTTCCGGTGTCCAGATCCCGTTTACTGTGTACAAAGCTGGAAACAGGGTCAAAGGAACCTGGGATGTAACTAAAAAGGCATTTACAGCAGCATAAAACGGGACAGTGGAAAGAAGGAGGCTAACACATGGGAAGACAGCTTATTTTAGATAACCGGGAATGGATTGACATTGTTGACGGTAAGGGGAATGTAACTGGCGGTTTTTACTGGAACCCTGCGGATCTGGATATAGTAAAACGCTATGAGAAAGTGGCAGCAGAATTTGAGAAGATACAGCTTCCGGAAGGGGAAGACATTGATAAGATGTATGCCATCTCAGATAAAGTAAAAGAGCAGTTTGATTATCTGTTAAATACCAATGCCTCAGAAGCTCTGTTTGCCGGAGCTAATCCATTTACCCCACGTCCAGACGGAACTCTTTTATGTGAATATGTGTTAAGCGCTGTTGCAACATTCATTGAAAAAGAGCTGGATGTCAGAGTACGGAAGACCAGTGCAAAGGTAAAGAAGTACACGGACAAGTATAAGAAATGATAGGCTATGATCTTCCAACAGTAATAAATATCGAAGGCATTGATTACAATATCCAGTCGGACTTTCGGGTCATACTGGATATTCTCATAGCCTGTGCAGATCCGGATCTGAATGATTATGAAAAGCAGGATGCCATGTATCAGATCCTGTATGTGGATTCGGATACAATCCCGGTACACTGCTATGAAGAGGCATGCAAAAAGGCCGCTGATTTTATAGATGGTGGTCTGAATGATAAGCGAAAACCACAGAAAAAGGTCATTGACTGGCAGCATGATGCAGCTATCATTATGCCAGCTGTTAATAAAGTGGCTGGCAAAGAACTTCGTGCAGAGAAATACATGCACTGGTGGACATTCCTGGGATATTTCATGGAAGTGGAAGACGGTCTCTTTTCCCAGGTGTTATCGATCCGGCAGAAGAAAGCAAGACATAAAAAACTGGAAAAATGGGAGAAGGAATTTGAAAAGGAAAATCTGGACCTGGTTAAGCTGCCGGTAGTCCAGAGTGAAGAGCAGAAACAGGAGATTGCAAGCCTTGAAAAGTGGCTGTAAGGAGGCATGAGCGTGCAGGCAGACGGAACAATACTGATTGATACCACAATTTCAGAAGACGGTTTTAAAGCCGGATCTAAAGATATAGAACTTGCTGCCAAACGCATGGCAAAGACAGTCAGTGATATTGGAGATAAATCTAAGATAGCGCTTCAGAAACAGTTGGATTCCTTTTCAAAGGTAAATGCCCAGTATGCAGCACAGGAAAAACGGGTTGAAGCCCTGAAAAAGAAAATAGAAGAATTTAACTCCCAGAAGATCCCTACAGAAGAATATGCAGAGATCCAGAAGCAGATAGCAGAGACGGAAAAGAAACTCGCAGCATTAAATGAACGCCAGGAAAAATTCATAAATACAGGTGGAAAGACCAACAGTAAAGCCTATGCCAGAATGCAGTATGACGCTGATCAGCTGGTTAAAACTCTGGAATATGCTACTGCTGAGAAGCAGGCCCTTGAAAACAGCGGAGGTGCTTTTAAAACCGGATCCAATACGGCAGAGGTACAAAAGACAGCAGCACAGCTTGAAACAGAGCAACAGAAGCTTGCTGATGTTAATAACCGGGTGAATACGTCCTTTATGGCTCTTAAACAGAAGATACAGGAATATGGCGGAAGCCTGGCAGCGGCAAAAGGAGAAACTTCAGATTGTGCAGGAACACTTGACAGAGTTAAACAGGGATTCCAGTCTCTGGGCTTAGGTGTCAAAATGCTGTCTGGCGGGATACTGAAAACAGCAGCAAAAGGAATTAAAAACATAGCCTCCTTGGCGGCAAAGGCATCTGTAAGCCTTGGAAAACTGGTAGGTAAGCCGATCTTAAACGGGCTTGTAAAGATGACTACCGGTATGTTTGGAATCCATAAATCTGCGAATAAGACTACATTAAGCCTGAAAAATCTGGTTAAGTATGGCTTAGGTATCCGGACATTGTATGCACTGTTCGGCAAGATGAGAAGTGCCGTTGCTGAAGGATTTAAGAACCTGGCGCAATATTCCGGATCAACCAATAAAGATATTTCCAGTCTGATGTCTTCCATGACACAGCTTAAGAACAGTTTTGCAACAGCATTTGCGCCCATATTATCTGCAGTAGCTCCGGCGCTTAATTACTTGATCGGACTGCTTAATACCGCAGTAACGGCCATTGCTCAGTTTATGGCAGCACTGACCGGAAAAAGCACAGTAGTAAAAGCTACAAAGGTACAGCAGGATTATGCTAAGTCCCTGAAAAAGACTGGAAGTGCTGCCAAGGAAGCAGAGGGAGAACTGGCCGCATTTGACAAATTAAATGTTAAGAAGGCAGATTCTTCTTCCGGAAGCGGTGGAGGCGGTGGTGTATCCCCGTCCCAGATGTTTGAGACTACACCTATTGAAAGTTCGATCAAGGGCATGGCTGATAAGATCCGCAGCCTGATCAAGGCCCAGGACTGGACCGGATTAGGCGCATATCTGGCTCAGGGGATCAATGCAGGTCTTCAGAAAGTCTATGATGCTATTAACTGGGATCATGTAGGACCAAAGATCACAGCTTTTGTAAATGCCTTTACACAGACCTTTAACAGCCTGGTCAAAAATATTGACTGGGACTTAATGGGAAGGACGGTAGGCGCTGGTTTAAATACCCTTGTGAATACATTAAATCTTCTGGTTGATGGTATTGACTGGGTACAACTTGGAAGCAAGATTGCAGAGGGCTTTAACGGCTTTGTTGATGAAGTAAACTGGGAAAACCTGGGAAAGCTGTTTGTGGCAAAGTTTAATATTGTATTTCAAATGTTATTAGGCTTTGTAACAACCTTTGACTGGTCTAAAGCGGGAACTGCCTTGGGAAAAGGCATTAATGGAGCTATTGCAAATATTGACCTTAAAAGCTGCGCACAAGCTATAAGCAGGCTTGCAAAAGGTATATGTGATGGTATCAGTGCGGCATTGATAGAAACAGACTGGCAAGAGGCCGGTGAAAAGATAGCCGAGGGACTTGCCACTATAGACTATGCAGGAATTGCTGCTAGTCTGTTTTATGGGTTAGGAGCGGCCCTTGCATCATTGGGCGAGTTCCTTTATGGTCTGTTCCATGACTCTATAGAGAGTATGAAGAGCTACTTTACAGAGTACGCAAAGCAGGCTGGTGGAGACTGGGGCGCAGGTATCCTTAATGGTATCATAGATGCAGTTAAGGACATAGGAAACTGGATCAAAGAACATGTATTCCAGCCGTTCCTAAATGGCTTTAAAGATGCGTTTGACATACATAGCCCGTCAACAGTTATGGCAGAAATGGGCGGATATCTGATTGAAGGATTAAAAAAGGGTATCACAGATATGCTCCCCGGCTTGAATGAGGTCATAGAAAGCCTCAAACAGGCAGTAAACGGCCTCATAACATTTATCAATGGAACATTCTCCGGAGATTGGGGAAAAGCCTGGGAAGGGATTAAGGATATCTTTAAAGGTGTTTTTAATGGCATTGTATCCATTGCAGAGAATGCAGTGAATTATATTGTCAGAGCATTGAATAGAGTCAGTTTTGATGTGCCTGACTGGATCCCGGAGATTGGTGGAAAGACTTTTGGGTTCCAGCTTCAGGAAGTCAGACTCCCACGCCTTGCTTCTGGTACAGTGGTTCCGCCTCGTGCTGGTGAATTTGCTGCAATCTTGGGAGATAACAAGAAAGAAACAGAGGTTGTGTCTCCGCTGTCCACCATGAAACAGGCATTAAAAGAGGCGCTTCAGGAAGCTGGTGGCCTGGGTGGTGGTGATATAGTAGGATACATTTATCTGGACGGCAAAGAAATGGGAGCTTCTACAGTGAAGTTTGTCCGTCAGGAAAAGAAAAGAACGGGAAAGAATCCTGTACTGGTTTAGGAGGTGTAAGGTATGCAGGCAGATTATAAAGGCTATCTGGTAATGTTTGGGAACACACAGCTTCCAAACAGCTTCCTTACCCGGTACAGGTCTACACCGGACCAGCGAATAGAGAAAAAGGCTTGGCGAGATAATAATGAGTCCTTGCAGAGGGTGACCTCTCCTAATTTCAAAACGACTCTTAATCTGGAATTGAGACCATTATCCCAGAGGGAAAAGGATCTGTTTAATTCTATTAAGGCCAATGGCCTGCAGGATGCTATCCAAAAGAAGTACAGAGTGACCTACTGGAATTTAGATACATGTGTATATGGCACCGGTTCTTTTTATATCCCAGATACAGAGTTTGCTATTGACCACATAGCAGACAATGACACCGGTGAAATGTACTATGAGAAAGTAACCATTGAAATGATCCAGTATTAAGGAGTGGAGCAGATGATAGAAATCGATCAGGTTTATAAAGACCTGTTTAACGAATATGGTGGAAAAAGTCTTAAGCTGACTTTTTTTAAAGAAGAATATCATGCTCTGTACCCATCTGAAACACTGTATCCTTCAGAGGATTTATATCCGTCTGAAATGTCTGCGGATGCTGTGGATTTTTCCATAGGAGATGATCAGATAGTAACAGATTCCCTTGCTATAACAGAAAGCCTGTGTTCAGACGAAGATCTAAGCTTTGGATCGTGTGAGGCAGCCCAGTTTGAAATTACAGTAACGGGACTGACCCAGAGTATTTCAGGCCGGGAATTTATGGCTATAGAGTCATTTGGTGGCTATAACATGGTCCTGGGCTTGTTTAAAGTAGAGTCTACACCCAAGCAGGAAGACAAGAATACCAGAAAGATAATAGCCTATGACAGGATGCAGCGTTTTGATGTAGATGTGTCCGGTTGGTATAATGCATTGAGTTTTCCAATGACATTAAAAGCATTTCGTAAATCACTCTGTTCATTTGTAGGTGTGCGGGAAGAAAATGCAGTTCTTGTTAATGATGAAATGCAGGTAGAAAAGACCATAAATCCTACAGCTTTGAAAGGGCGGGAAGTACTGCAGCAGATCTGCCAAATCAATGGAGTATTTGGAAACATCAATAAGAACGGGGAACTGCGGTATATCGCACTTCCGGAAAAAGAGGATATATCCGCGCGGATCACAATTTATCAGAATGCCGAGAGTGAAGAGTATACAGTTCCGGATATAGATACCGTACAGATCCGTCAGGAAGAAGGGGACATAGGCGGAACCAGCACAGGAGACGGTCAGAATGTTTATATCATTGAAGGAAACATGCTGGTATATGGCAAGACCACATCAGAGATGATAAGAATTGCCAATAACATTAAAAGCGTCGTAAACGGTCTGGAATACCAGCCCGCAACCATATCTACAAACGGTTCCCCATGGATTGAAATAGGGGATAGGATCAGTCTGGAGACTACAGATGGGATAGTTAATACCCTTGTGATGAAAAGGACCTTTACGGGCATTCAGGGAGCCATGGACAGCTATGAAAGCACTGGAAGCCAGGAATTATCAAGACCTTTTAGCATTGAAAGTGAATTGATACAGATAAAAGGCTTATCTGCTATCCTTAAGCGATCTGTAGAAGAAATATCAAATGAACTTACCAATCTGGAAGAGGGAACCAATTCCAAGTTTACCCAGATGGCTAATCAGATTTCCATGGAAGTTACGAGAGCTACCGGTCAGGAAGCAGAACTGAAATCAGCTATTAACGTAGTCAGTGATAAGATTGAACTGAAAGTCAGCCAGGGAGACGTATCAAATCAGCTTTCGGTGGAAACCGGTGGGATCAGCATAAAAGGGAATCGTTTTAGCTGGAGTTCTACATATTCCTCTATGACGGCAGACGGTAAATTGACAGCAAGCAGCGGATCATTTACAGGTGATGTGGTGGCGAACAGTTTTAAAACCAATGATGGAAGTATTATATTGGCAAATGGAAAACTGAAGATTACTGGTGCGGAAATTGATGGAACTGCAAATACAAGTTCCATCGGTGCGAGTACGATTTACACAAACCATCTGGAAGTTGGAGGTAATGCGGTATTTAATTCAGGAGCGGATTTTTCAGGAGCGATTAACTGCCAAAATATCGATGCTAATCGAATAAGCTGTGTAAGTGTTTATTCATCCATGGCTGGGGAAACCTGGTCCGACAGAAGATTAAAGCATGACATCAGAGATGTTCATGAAAAGCTTGCTGTAGAAGTGATAAAAGGGCTGCGGCCGGTAGCCTATGCACTGAATGTAAACGATGCGGAAAGCCTGGGATTTATTGCACAGGAAGTAAAGAAAATGTGTGCAGATCTGGGCACGGAAATGCCATTATATACTAAAAATGGTAAATACTATTCCATCCCGTATATAAATTACATTCCATTGATAGTAAAGGCATTGCAATATATCCTGCGGAAAGTGGAGGTTGAACATGGCTAAGGTGGAGTACAAAAAAGAGGACATTCAGCTGTTGACGGCATTGCTTAATGCAATGACTGTAACCGGGCTTGAAAATATAAAACTTATGGCACGGGCTGCAGATATCATTGATACTGGAGTTGTAAAAGAAGTTCCGGAAAAACCGAAGCATACTGGAAAGGAAGAACAGAATGAAACTGAGTGATTTATTTTATGCCATAGTAGGGTGGTTGAACTATCCGGATACATCTACACCGGTGGGCAAGACGAATCTGCGGCATATGGATAATGGTATCCTACAATGTGCTCAGTACATTTTGGGGCTATCTCAGGATAAATTGGAGGTATCAGAAGCAGCAAAATTCATTACAGGCTGGGAAGTGGATACCAAGACCTGGATCGTAACGGTAACACATAAGGACGGCACAGTGGAGACGGTAGATTTCCCTATTGAGATGATGCCGACAAAGCTTGACCTTGATGAAGATGATAATCTCGTGTTGGTCCAGCAGGACGGAACCACAAAGAAGATTAGCTTCCAGCGTTTTGTTTATAACGTTTCCAGTACAGCGACGGTTGCCATGAAGTTGGACGGGACAACCATATCAGCCAATGTAGTAGACGGATCCATTACAGCAGATAAGCTAGAGCCTACATTGCAGAAGACTTTACGGCAGTATATGCTTGATGCTCAGACAGCAGCGCAAGAAGCAGAGGCATATAATAAATCATCTATAAGCTATGCTGTGGGTGGTACTGGTTCCAGAACAGGGGAAGATACTGATAACAGCAAATATTATAGCGAAAAGGCAAAAGAAGAAGCTGAAAAGGCTGGATCATATGCAAATCTGATTTTCCCGGAATTTTATCTGGATGCATCAACAGGGCATTTGATGTGCAAACAAGGAAAAACAGTAACAGTTAAAGTTGAAAATGATCATATATTAGTGGAGGTGGCATAGTGGCAAGTACAACAGATCTTGGTAAGTGGATGCTTACCAATGGCGGAGAATACAATCCGGAAACAGCATATGAACAACTTACAATGGTAATGTATGAAAACAGTACATATATTACCTTAAAGACTGTACAAGGCATCACACCTACAGATGATCATGTTAATTATCAGTTGATGGCTAAAGGCTTTAACCCTACAGCCCTGGCATCAGTGCAGGCAACGGATACCAGCGGAGTGCTAGGAGAAGCAGGCGGCACCGTGTCAGCCCAGGATCTTGTAGACTGGGTAGTAGACCAGGCGGCCAACAAATTGCTTAAGCTGACTGATCTGGTAAGTGTACAGACCAATGATGCAACAAAGGGTGTATCTGCAGCTTTGGCCTATGCCATGAACCAGAAGATAGAGCAAACAAATAGTAATTTATTTCCAAACAACGGAAGAATTCCAGACGGTACAGATTTTAATTCCTTACTTACAGTTGGAAAATATTTTGTTATTTCAAACGACGAAACACAAACAATGACAAATATACCAGAAAAAATGGCTGGGCGATTATTTGTTTTGAACATGCTTGGTGATGACAAAGTATTAAATAAAGGATACCAATATTTCATTCAGATTTATCTACTTTACACTGGTACTCTTTGGACGCGATCATTGACAAGAGAAGCCGATGATTCTCCAATAGTCTTTAATAATTGGGTAAAACGGTGGTAAACATCCACTTTATTTACAAAAAAACTACACGATAAATCATAAATGATCATATATAATAAGCTATCCCTGTAATTACTGTGCCTTTAGATACCGGATCTAATTTTTTATATGCAAGTGGCCCAAATACTCGAAAATCGCCAGAGGTATTTTGAAGTACAAGCATGTAAGTGTCTGTCACTGCAAATAGTATTGTTTTATTAGGAACCCTAATAGCAATTTGAGAATAGTCATCCACAGTTGCGGTAAATGATTCGCTTTTGATTTTACTACTATCTAAATTACTATTTGTTTGCTATAAGAAAAAGAAAGGAAAAAAGAAAATGAATGAAAAACTTAAACTGAAAAATGATAAAGAGTTTCCGTTAGTAGTAGACGGAATCAACGAATTTCAGGGAACTCTTACTTTGACATTTCAAGCAGATGATGCCTTGGAAAATCTGATTACAGAGTTCTCAGCAGCCAACACAGAACAGATAAAAGTTCTGAATACAACAGGAGAAACGTTATCTGTATATGACGGATACACTGTATTAGGAGATCCAAAGAGTGTAAATGAAACAACAGAGATACAGCCTGCATCATACAATGATGATGGAAGTGTAAAGACAGAAGCTGTGATTGGAAGGGCAGTTACTATGATCCTGTCTAAACCAGGCGTTGTAGAGCAGGTGAAACAGAACCGTGCTGATATTGATTTTCTGGCTGTTATGACTGGAACGGATTTATAAGGAGGAGAAGCATGTTAAGTGTAAAGAAAATGGCAGAAAAATATTATCCAGAGTATTGGAATAAAGACAGACTTAGATCTTTAGTCCAGGCTGGCAAGCTGACAGAAGAAGAGTATCAGGAAATAACAGGCGAAAAGTACTAAGTTGCACCGGTGCAACAGAAAGAGTGAAAATATGAGAGATATATCATTATGCCACCCGCGTTTGCAGAAAATAGCTGCAGCGTGGATTAAGGCCTGTGCAGCAGAGGGCATTGCCGTAGCTATCAGTGAGACCCTGCGTACTGCAGCAGAACAGGATGCTCTTTATGCCCAGGGCCGCACAAAACCAGGAAGCATTGTAACTAATGCCCGTGGCAGTTCCTATAAGTCTCAACATCAGTGGGGCATAGCCTTTGATTTTTATTTAAAGATGGACGTTAACGGAGATGGAAAGATTTCAGATGATGCTTATAATGACAGTAAGGGCCATTTTGAGAAAGCTGCAGAGATTGGAAAGAAGCTGGGGCTTGCCTGGGGCGGTGACTGGTCCAGCATCGTAGATAAACCACATTTGTATCTTCCAACCTGGGGAAGCACACCGGCCGCATTAATCCAACAGTTCGGAACTCCCGAACAGTTCATGAAGACTTGGATGCCTGAGCAAGTAAAGACAGGCTGGCAGCGGGAAGAAGGAGGTTGGCGCTTCTATTTAAAAGACGGATCCGGGAAGTGTGTTTCCAATGACTGGTACAAAGACGGAGAACGCTGGTACTGGTTTGACGGTGCCGGCATGATGGTTCATGATGTCTGGTATCAATACAAAGGGTCTTGGTACTATCTCGGTTCTGACGGTGCCATGGTAAAAGGGTTACAGACCATCGGTGGCAAATGGTATTACATGAATCAGGACGGTCGCATGGCAATCGAACCAGTTGTACTTACTCCTGATCAGGACGGGGTCCTTCATTATCCAGGCCTTGCCAAATAGCACTAATTTTCTGTACTTTCTGGGGTGGTAGAAACAATAAAAGAAATCTGATACCATAGTTCATATCTACAAAAGAAGGGAGACCAGTTATGAGCGAATGGTTAAAAAGAAACACAAAAAGAATTGAAATGGCTAAGAAAAAATGGGAATGGATTAATGATCTTAGAAAGCATATGTATGGATATCCATTAGAATATATGACTGCCTATTATGAAAATATCTTAGCATGGGGGAGAACTGTTAAAGGAAAAAAGATAATTCCATATGGCAGTGTAAAATAATTGTTGAAGGCGTGAGAGATGATCTTGCGCCTTTTTGTGTATAATAGTAATTTAATTTCTTCTTATGAGAAATTAAATGATATTGTATTAATGAAATGCGGAAACATTGTTATCATTGATATTGCCATACTAAAGGCCACATTACCAGGAGGATGGACAAAGCTGTTTGACATTCCATCTGGTTATTTACCGTTGCCAGATATAAAAAATGTCGATATGTATTATATAGCATCAATGTATGTTAAAGGTTCTGATATTTCAAAACGGATTCGCGTAACAAATAATGTTGTTTATGGATATTCTGACACTAGCATATCAGGCGAATTGTATGGAATGATTGTATATGGTTGCGGATGATCATTTAATTGATCATACTGTTTTGCATCTGCTTAGTTAATTCAATGCGTTAGTTCCATTTAACATAAATCACATTAAGTTCGATCCCACTTGAAATTAATGGTGTTTTTGCAAAAAATTGACCACTGTACGGATTATATTGAATGCGGGCGTATGTTTGCATACTACTTGTTGGGTATATCACCCAAGCAAATATTGGTGTATAACCAGATTTTGCTTGAATGTTACACAATCCATCACTATCTGTTGTTAGGTTGCTATAATATGTTTTTATGATTTTACTTGTTAAATTACTATTAAACATATGAAAAAATGTTACTGGGATACTCTAAAAAAATCCCATTAAAATCCCAATAAAAAAATAAAAAGTATAGAAAAAAGCTGAAAAACATTGAAAAGCTATAAGCCGAAAAATCGCATAAAATAAAGGAAAATAACGTATTTGACTAAAACAGAAATCGCAAAAATCTGTTTCGTAATGCGTGGGTCGCCGGTTCGAGTCCGGCCAGTGGCTTTAAATCTGAAAGAAAAATCTCCCTAAAAAGCAAGGAAAATCAAGGGTTTCCGGCAGTTTGGGGAGTTTTTTTTGTTTGGTTTAGCGTTAAGAGAGGATAAGTATTTTTAAGATATTTTTGGGGGAAACTGGGGGAAAAACTGGGGGAAAAATCGCTTTTCCCCAGTTTTCTCCCACAAAACCCTGATTTTGACCTCAAATTAGTTATTATATTTACTAATAAGTATTTATAAGTGTTATTTTGGAAGAGATATAACAGCAAAAACTGGGAAACCAGGATTTTTCAATTATTATTATTTTTAAATAATGTTTATAAGTTAAAAAGTTATGAGTTAATTATTTTTGCATGATATCAATTCGTAAAGGTCAAATCCTTCGCTCCACGCCAAATACAGCGCCGCTTATTTGCGGCGCTGTATTTGGCGTGGAGCGAAGGATTTGACCTTTACAGAATTAATATGCTACCAGTATAAACAACATCTAATTAAAGTGAAATCGTATATCTGTTATCTTACATAAGTTATAACCATAGAGCTAACTGTATTGGCTGTTCTACTGAGTTGCGCAGTATGAAATACTCTGATTTTGGAATAAAGCTTCATTGGTACGGCTTTATATTTTTGTAGGGTAATGAAGAGCATGGCCTATCGGCCTGGACAATAAAGTAGAATATTTTATTGGCGTTGGCTGATGTATAGGCAGTCGCTAATTTGTCTCTCTTTCCGATGCAGATAAGACAGCTACGGCTTATAATGTATGCAGCATTTACAGCAGTAGGAATAATTACCTAAATTTACCGTCTTGACATCATACTCATAAAACTGTAGAATACAAACAGAACATACGTTCGACAATAAAGGAGAGCAGTTT